TCTATATCCCATGACAACTTCTTCTGGTGCCTTATGACCGGTCCCTTGATCACTGCAATGGGGAACGTCACAAGGTCGGTAATAAATTCATTAAAGCTTTCAGCAAACCCGCCTTCAGCAAACTGATCAGCGATCCGGAGCTTCATCCTATTAGCGCGTGTCTGAGCGTCCTGAAGGATCGAAAAACGTAGTTCCTGCGCGGCAACTTCCTTAAGCTGCTCGACCTCCGATACCTTAGGTGCTGCCCCTAGTTCCTCAATAAATTTAGCAACCTTATCCCCGAGTAACTCGTTAATCACTTCATCACGGGCTTCGGGGAGGTCTGGGTTAGGAGTAGGCTGTATATCCCACGGAGGCGTACCTTCATCCATAAGGATATCACGCAGCCAGCTTTCTCCTGCGCGGCACTTCACTTCCGTGATCATCATGAATATCTCGGAGCCACCCTGAACCTGTATCTGGTTGAGCTTAGTCGCTTCATACTCACCGTTACGCTGACGTAACGCCTTGAGCATGATAGTCTCGATTGGGTCCTTGGACCGCTTCGCTGCCTCGAATGCACTGCGCAGGTACGCAGACAAACCAAGTATGAGGGGCTCAGCCTGCCGTTCACGGGCGGCGCGGTCAGCTTCCTGCTTCTCCTCCTCGACGAGGGTAGCGTTGTCTACAACATGGAGGAAATTAAGCCCAGCCATTATTTTTTCTTCTTTCTCCGTTTGCGTTGTGCGGCGAACCCTTCACGTACTGTAGCAGCAAATCCAGGCATTTTTCCCCCCCTTGCCGCTTTAATAGCGTGGGCCTTTACACCACCTCGTATAGCTCGTGCAACCTTATGCTTACCGGCCATAGTAGCCCCAGTAGCCACTAGCTTATTTATAGCCTTACCAGGCAATATACGCTCGTTTCTTTCTGCTACACGAGAAGTTATATTACTAGACCTCATATCAACAGTCTTGCGGGGACTCTCTTTGCCAGTCTTACGACTACGCACCGATACAGGCAACACCCTGCGTGACTGATTAGAATACTCACGACCAGCCATCAGTAAGCCCTCGGGGCGATCCGGTCATCGGCACCCTCAACCATGAATTTGTATTCACGGGCTACATCGTTAGCCGCACCATGAAGAGACGAACCCTTGTTAACCAAAGCTGAGATTTTCTTAAGAGAGTCCATATCAGTGACAACCACACCGTGGGCAACACCCGCCTCTATAGCGGCCTGCCGTATCTCCATGCCGGTGACAACCGGTCCAGTAATGGTCTTCGTCTTGCCGCCAATGAACATCTCACGCTTCTGGTTTACGGAGAGCCCACTGTGGTCCATCTTGGGGCTATCAGAAAATAAAACGTGCCTGTCTGCAGAAGTTTTACCTTGGGGCATTACCTTCTCCTGTATCTATTAGAAGTTCTTAAACGGGCCAATTTTCAGCTTCTTAGTAGATTCATTGGAGTAAACCCGTTTCTTACGCGCCTTGTCACCGAAAGCCATGGTATCAACATTACTCCCCCATGGGAGTATTATCTTGTCAGAAAGGGGCCGACTTTTTAGCTTCTTATACGTCTTAGCAAATTTTTTCTGAGCGGCGGACGCCTTGTTTCGTGCTTTCGTTAACGCAGACGCCGTCCTGAGAACCGGGGCTGCCACAGCCAAAGGGATGGTAGCAGCAGCATAAGTAATACCCCTTGCGGTAGAATGGGCGCTTGGATCAAGCCGCTGCATACCCCGGCCAATGGGGGTCACGGGACCAATATTCAATTCCCGGTCAGAAACATCAGTAAAACGCTTAGTTCCCTTTAGTCTTTTCTTTCTCCTGCCAGCAATAATATCTTTCCCTTTCTGAGACATGTTCTCCCTAGATTTGTGCATGGGCATTACTTTCTCCCCTTTCCTCTACGTCCAACCATACCAGGTAAATGCGTGGTATATCTCAGATTCATCCCATGTGCCATCACTCTCTCCTATCCTATATTGGCTATCGGAATATTTTTCCCGGGAAAAGCTGTGGTATTTTCTTTTTCTTAGGTTTATTGGAGTGGGTCTTAGCTCGCTCCTCGCGGTTTTCCGTCCCGAGGTTATCCCCCGTTAATTTCTTTTTCAGGTCTTTAAGGTCTTTTCTCGATTCCTCCATACTACGCGCGGTCCGATCAACGGACTCACCGACCCGGCCAACAACATCGGGGATATCAACAAGTCCCCCCTCCTCGTAGCTACGCATCGGTTTATGATACGGCATAGAAAAGCCCCCACAAAAATCTCGGAGCTTCAGCTCTACCACCAAAAGAACGTGTTGTGCAACAAAAAAATTCCCCCGGTAGCTAGGAGTCTACCGGGGGAAGGTTTTGGCAGGAGGCAAGTCCAACCAACTGGGAGCCGGAGAACCGGGGAGGTTAGGTCCAGCCGAGCGCCGAGTAAGGCTTAATTTCTCGTCGCTGAGTGATTATAGCACCATCCCCAATAGATGCAACATGTAACATTAAATATTGTAAAGCCTCTGCAACGTGGGAATGTTTGTTCTTCTCTATACCCCCCGTCTTAGGATGGAACCGATACCCGCCCATCATAGCCGACTTGAGCGCCGTACACGTAGGGTCAACCAGAAACGCCGTGTCGCCATCGGCGTGCCGCATGAGGTAATCATCCACGGCAGCGATCCGGGGCGTAATATTATTAGTCTTGGCCGGGATAACCTTGAACCCCTCGGCCCTGATGATGTCAATGGCACTGCGCTCGTCGGTCTGCGCCCGCTGCATCCCCGCCGGGTCCACGACTATATGGACACTGGCCCCGGCAAACTTTTCAAACAACAGAGGTTTGAGCACCGTCCGGCAGAAACGTTGCACCCCCATATCAAAACTTACAGCTTCGCCAAGTATCAGGGCCCGCCCTCTAGCATCGAGCTGACCCAGGACAGCAGCGGGCGTAAGCCCCAAGTCCATGCCAATAATAACAGGACGCACGCCGTTAAGAATAGGCTCAATCCGCTCATTAGCCATATGGTAATCCGGACGAAAATACTTGTAGACCGGTTGCCCCGCGGACGAGAGACCGTACTCCCCGTCGATATAGACCCTGATATACTCTTCGCTCCGCCCCTGGATGTCGTAGTAGTCTTCGGGGAGATTTTCCACGTTCTCCGCCTGCGGGCCTCTGCCCGATGGCTGTTTGTAAACCGACCACCCATTGTCATTTTGCGTTACTCCGTCATCTGGGTCCAGTCCTTCCATCTGATAATACCACCATGTATCCATGGTTGGCGGGTTAGTATCCCCCCACATCCCAAACCATGTGGGGCCGCCATCTTTCTTGGACGGGTAACGCCCAATACGCTTGGACATACCGTCGATGATCTCGGGGTGGATGTCACGACACTCGTTAAACCACGCGAACGTAAGCTCCAGGGAGTTGAGGTTGCGAACATCGTCGGCGTCGTCGAGAGCACGGAACATGACCTCGCACTCGATATCCCCCACCTTGAAGAAGTAAGTCTTGGTGGTCCGCATATACTCCCCGCAAACCCCCGGTGGGAACCAATCCAGAAATGTCTTGATCGTAGTATCCATGAGCTGGCGGGCGGTCTCACGGACAACCGCCGCCCGGGTCTTACGTATACCGTTCTTATTAAGGGCTTGCTGGCTGGCCCGCCGTATGACCTCGAAGCTGCTGGTAACGCTCTTACCCGACCCGACCGGCCCCATGAGGACGCGCATCTTGGCCTCGTCCGTCATAAAATTCCCGCAAGTCAAACTAGGGGTGAAATTAATGTCGTACGCCATACTCTGTATCCAGTAACACTACTACGGTCTGCATCGGGAGTTTAAGGCGCTTGGGCGGTGTGTCAAGGATCACGCGATAGCTGATCTCCAGTCTGGCCAGCATAGCCGTGAAAGCGGTAGCTTCCGCCACAGTATCGAAAATACGCGCCGGGAACTCCTGGTACTCATCCACGAACTGCTCGATATAATCACTCGACATGCTCGATGACTTTAGGTAGAGGCGCGGTGTCACCTAAGTTGATCGTGATGCTGACGCCGCCCTGGGACCCATCAGCCCCCACCATGTCCTTCTGAGGCTCAAGCCCACCCCACTTGACGGTGGACTTGATAAGGTCAGCCTTGACAGCCGCGCTTACATCCGAAGAGTGGATGAGGGTCCAGCTCGTCGTGAGAAGTTCTTCTGCCTGCGCCCTCGCCTTGAGGCGGAACGTCATGCCCTTGGCGCGTATCTCCTCGCGGAGATACCCCACCTTCTGTAAGAATACCTTGTCGCTGTTATACCGCCCGAGATCGTCTACGGTAATGGAGTGCCTCTCCATAACTTCATCCAGGGACTCACCACTGGCTTCGAGCACCAGGGCAATATCCATCGCCAGACGATCCGACCATGGATGATACTTGAGAGGCAGCCTGTCCATTACGGCACCTTTACATAATTTTCATCAGGCTCCGCCCTCTCACCATCACAGCAATCGAGCACGGGGCGTCGGCATCTGGAACACGCATAGTGCCCGCCCATCAGGAAAAGCCGCCCCCACGCGCCGCACCAAGGACATTCGGTATGTTTCTGTTCAGCCATTGTTATCTTCCATCTCAATTGGCTGTCCCGTCCGGATAACGAACCCCGGCCCACAATTTTTGCAGACCACATCCTTTAGCACCACGCCAA